TAACGAGGTTCCCCTTATACCCCTAAAAGGATACACTGATGTGCTTTGATAAGCATTTTTTTATTAAAAGATTTAAATAAGTCCTTAAAGCCTTCTTGGAAGCCCGACTCCTCCAATCCGTTGATTGTTGGTTACAATTTACTAGGGAAGACTCAAGCTGAAAAGTGAGAGCCGTTTTAAGGATTTATTTAAATATTTTACAGGAAAATAACATGACTGCAAAGATAAACCCAGATACAGGTGAGAAGAATCCTGTGCCTGAAAATTTAAAAAGCCACGTGTTTAAGAGTGGAGATGAGTGGCACGGTAACAAACGTGGCAATTGGAAGGGCACTAAGCACAAACTGCGTAAAACTGCAGAAGCACTCGCACATTTCGAGGCGCAATCTCCCGCTGACGTATTTATTTACATACGTGACACTGCTTTAGCTAACGGTGACTTAAATCTTGCTATGCAAGCTAACAAAGAAATAAGTAAGTTTGTAGAATCTACCGCTGATGCGAAGGAAACTAGTAAAGCCCCGCCCTCCTCTGCCCAAGAAATGACTGCGAAGGAACTTAAGGCGAAGCTTAAGAAATTTAAAATTGCTTAGAAGTAACTCTTTCGAGACAGTTCGAGACCGTTCGAGACTACGACTCAATAGCTACCACAGGGCGGGTGGGCGGGATTCAACGTAAGCATAACCTGCTAATACGGTATCACCGCTATGCCACCTATGGCACGCTATTTAATGTTGTAGTAATAGTAAATACTTACTATAAAGAGTATTATCAAGAATAATACCACAGTAGCTCCTTACATTAAAGATTATCAGCGTTAAAGAATCTAGTACAGGTATCATTCTTTATTTCTAAAGGATAATCGTCTATTTCTTTAATTGGTATACTGCTGGTTAATAAAGAGCGTAGGTCATCTTGACTAGCATTCTCTAAATCAAAGTTATCAGACACTTCTAAAACAGTAATGTCTGTTTTCTTTACAGATATATATTGCATTATACTCTCCTTGGTTTACGCCCCACACGTTAGTGCAGGGCTTGTTACGTTTAAATTACTTGTACTGCGCTACTTGAACACCATCGAACCAGATGTATTCATCAACACCTCCTCGTGTAGAGTTCCAAGTGCCAGGATTACGTGTAGTGGTCTTGATCCACAATACATCACCGTTTTCCTTAGCATTGTTGAAGGCTGCAGTTAGCTCTTTAAACAATTTCTGATGACCATATGTACCACCAGACTCTACGTTCTTAGCGCTATTAATCATAGTGCATTGAGCGTATTCACCTCGTTCATTTACAATCTCGAAGTATCTGGAGTCATCAACTACTCCCGTTCTATTTGACTTGAGCTGAGGTGCTTCTGCTAACACACCAAAGTCTTGCCACTGTCTTTTAGAAATGAAATGCATACGAGCATTTAATTCTAACTCTAGTGGCGAAGAACCATCTCCGTCAGTAGGACGGCTGTTTAACACATCAGAGTAATCCATTATATTAACTGGAGTGCTATAGAAGTTAGTTAAAACTTTAAAGCCTGTTGCTTCAACTATTTCTTTAGCTTCTTTTGTGTTTTGTTTTGTAGTAGTTGTTTTCATAGTATCAGACAAGACTACTTATTGGGCAATCTTGCCCTCTTAGTTTAGAGTCTGCCTTTCGACAGACTGTGTGCTGAACCAAGTCCTTATGCTCGATTAACAGCGGTTCTTACTTGTGTTACTATTCTGGGTTATAAAAAGAACTTCTTCGTTCTATTACCCATGTGCTGTATTTGTCAATCTCGATTAAAGAATCTAATTCTTCTCTCAATATTGTCGCAGGCAGCTTCACCCAGTATTGAGCTTCAAACCCAATATCAGATGTTATAGTGGACGAACCACTAAGTTCTTCAATGACTGGTACGACCTCTTGATTAAAGAAATCAGGATGTCCTGAAGTCACCTTGAACTTCCACACTGGTAAATGTTGCATATCTATCTCACCTCCTTTGTATGCTTTAATGTTACGGTTATTATTTCTTAACTAAGTATTCACCTTGTGAGTCCTTATAAGGAACCCATATAAAAGCAAACACCATACTTATTAATGCTACTAACACTATTGCTAGTATAAGAGCTATTAATAAATAGATTATAAAGTCTAAGTAAATCACTTTAATCACCTCCTTTTGTGTGTAGACTCTACGAGGAGAGGCATAGAGCCTACACAGAAAGAGAGATGGGGGGGGTGAGAAACAGAGACCGGGTACCGGAATATCTAAAATATACACATGTAATGCACATGCCACTTTAACAGCTGAGAGAAAACATGACAGAATTAACCAGAAGTGAGATGATCGAGCTTGTTGAACTCCAAGAGGCTCTAGAAAAAAGAGAGAAGTGGGAACACTGGAAAGATAACCCGAGAGATTTTATAGAAGATTGTTTACAGATTTATCCTAAAGATGCTAGCTTAGGTCTTATTCCATTAAAGATTAACTCTGCTCAAGAGATTATTATTGACGAGTTTAATAAACAAATGAAGGAAGTAGGGTACGTCAGACTTATTATTTCAAAATATCGTCAAGCCGGATTTAGTACTATTTCTTCTGCCTTGATATTTTGGAGAGCACTGTTTTATGAAAACACTCGAGCTGTTATTATATCCCTAGACCGACCGACTACAGAATCTATCTTTGCCATGTCGCAGACATTTTGGGAATATTTGCCGGACGAGCTACGCCCTGAGTTAGATAAGTCTAACGTAAGGGAAATGGGATTTAAGAGTAATAATTCTAAGTATAGAGTATTTACTGCTGGAGCAGATAACCCGGGAAGGGGTACTACGAATAATGCTTTGCTTTGTGATGAGGCAGCATTTTTTCAGGGGGGAGAGAAAGTTCTTGCAGGATTATTTCAGTCTATTGCTTTAACGCCCGGAAGTATTATCATTATTAATAGTACTTCAAACGGTGCGCAGGGAGTGTACTATGAGCTATGGAACAAGGCGGAGAAAAAGGAAGGATATTTTGTACCGTTATTTGTGCCGTGGTATCTACAGGATGAATATAGAATTAAAGCTCCTGAGGGGTTTGAGAGAACAAGTGCAGAGAAAGAGCTAATTGAAAAGTTCCCGATTGGGGATGACCAGTTATTCTGGAGAAGAATTAAAATAAGCGAAATCGGTACAATGATGTTCAAGCAAGAATATCCTTTCACTGCCGAAGAAAGCTTTATTATGTCTGGACGAGGAGTATTTGACGCTGAGGCGTTAGGCAAGTACGTACCTAGCGATCCAGAGACAATCAGAGAATATAACGAGAAAGACGCTATATTTGATTTAAATTCAGAGGGGAGCCTAGAAGTATGGGAGTCTCCTAAAAGTGAAACTAAATATTTAATTGGAGCTGACGTAGCGCAGGGAGTCGGAGGAGACTACTCTTGTGCAGTAGTTATGGATAGCGAGAGAAATGTTGTAGCTTTATATAGAAATAATAAAATTGATCCGAGTAAGTTTGGGAGTTTATTATTTTATCTAGGGCGCTGGTATAATAATTGTTTACTATCGTGCGAGAGTAACTCAATTGGCATAGCAACGTTACAACAACTACACTATATGTCTTATCCGAATATATACAGGCAGAAGAAAACTGCTAACGCACAGATAGATATTTTAAATACTTTAGGATTTAAGACAACTATCTCTACAAAAGCGCCTATAATATCCAACTTACAAAATATGATTAAGGATTTTGATATTAACATTCCTTCAAGAATAATTTTAAACGAGTTAAAAGATTACGTAGTGCATCAAACAGTAACGGGAGGAACCAAGATGGGAGCTGCTGTGGGAAAACACGATGATAGCGTAATGGCTTTAGCTATATGTTGCGAGGCTTATAGGACAGATGGAGATAAATTAACAGTTAACCGATTCAGTTGGGGTGAGACAAACTTACATAGTGAGGCTCATAAAGAAACACACTGGATGTAACAATAGAGAGCAAGCGAATGAGCGAGAAAATCGAAAAAGTCACAGACGATCAATTAATTAATACGATTGATAAAAACATCCGCAATGCGTCTGGCGGATATATGGGAACTACTGACGTTAATAAAAGACGTGAGAATTCTATATACGAAATGAGCCTAGAAGCACGAGGAGATTTAGCTCCGCAGGGTGTTTCTAAGATTGTATCATCAGACAGTGCAGAAATTGCTGAAGGTTACACAGCTTTACTTACAAAACTACTAATTGACAACAATAAATTAGCTATGTTTGTACCTGTATCTGACGATATGGTTTCTTGTAAGAGAGCTAACATGGCAAGTGACGTAGTTAACTACTGTTTGTTTAATTCTAACGAAGATGGGTGGAGTAAAATTTCTACTTGGCTAAAAAGCGCTGTAGTTTTAGGGAATAGTGCTATAACTTGGGGCTGGGAAGAAGATTTACACTATGAAGTAGAAGAATATGACGTAATTGACGAATTATCTTTAGACCAATTACTAGCAGACCCTATGTTAGAAATAATAGGTGATTTAGAAACTAGTGATACACCTTTAAATATAGCTTCACCTGTAATTTATTACAATAATGTTAGATTACGTAGAACAATTGACAAATCTGGTGTAAAATTACGTAATATTCCACCAGAATCTTTCATAATTGACAGGGCAGCTACAAGTATTAAGGACGCTAAGTTCGTAGCTACTATAACTGACATGACAAGGTCAGATATTCGTAGGCTTTTTCCAGATTATGAAGGAGATATATCAGATTTAGGTGAAGAAATATCTTCTCATGACTTTAATATAGACAATTTTGCTAGAAAAGACGCTGCAGGCATTACAACTTGGGATGTAAATGCTGATGAAGATGCAGAAG